TTACGATTCCTGCAACACATAATTTATAGCTTCTTTGGTAGCTTTTTCTCTTTCTTCCTCCAACTCAGAAGATAATCGGCTTATCAAGTCCATGTCTCCGGTAACAGCTTCCATACGAGTCCCCTCTTTGTCGGCAATAATGAGTTTATAATGCCCGTATCCGATGAACTTTTTAAATAAGGTATATTGCTGCTGTGCCATAAGAAAGCGTTTTACAGCGGAAAAGAAAAACGGTTCCGCGACCCGTTGCGTTACATATCCAGGAAAAGGGTACAGTGTAGCCATTAAGCATACAACACGGGACGGAACCGTATATGAAGAAGCATCGGGCCACATAACGTTGTCCGATGCCTAACGGTCAAGGTTTCCCTTTTCCAATAAAATATGTAACGCAATACAAAGATGGGGATTTTATCTGGAAAAAACAAAGCCCCTTCCGGATATTAATCTAGTCGGGGCTTCGGCTTGCAATGAAAGCAAACTTCTCTACATTGCAAAGATGTATATAATTTCCGAGAAAAGTTGTATATAATTATGAGAAAATATTGTATATCAGAATTGCCATAAATTATAATTGACCGTTACAGCCAATACCGGAGTGAGTCCGTTCTTTCCTACACCATAGCCAGCAGATAGACCGATTCCCCATCGTTTGGGCTTTTGCGTTATGTCACGGTAAATGTATTCAGTCTGATAAATGGTACGCGGATATACCCGGATTTCATCAAGACGTGGAGCTGCACCGCTAACTTTTGCGTAGTAGTTGCTATCCTGGTACTCCTTATATTCACGCAGGTACCAACAGGTATCGCTCACATGGATTGTGTCTGAATTGTCAATCCAGGCAAGATAAGGCTGTGGAGACAGAATATACTGAGTATCCACATCTACCTTTGTAACTATATGTACCGATGTAACGGTATCAGACTTCCCGATATTGCATTCAGTTGGCGAACGGCTGCACCAGCCTAAACAAAAAGCCAGTACAGCTATTAAAAGATATGGTAAGTATTTCATGGTTTGACTACGATTTCAGGGACAAAAGGATATTCGCTCCGCACATCGAAGCAAGGACACATCTTCGTCCACTCTTCAGGTTCCACGATACCATCACCGTCCAGGTCAGGCGATGTGTCACGATGCCCCAGCACCTCGACAATCTGGTACTTTCCGCAAAGCTCCTTAATCAGTTTGGCTAACGCTTTCTTCTGTTCCGGCGTTCGGGTGTCGGCTGCCTTACCGTGCGCGTCCAGACCGCCCACATAGCAGATACCGATTGAATGTTTGTTGTACGACACACCTGAGAATCCCTTGCTATTACAGTGCGCCCCGTCAATAGTGAGCGAACGGCCAACTTCTACCGTACCATCCAGCCGGATAACGTAGTTGTACCCAATACACTGAAAGCCACGGGATACGTGCATCTGATTAATCTCCTTTTTACCTATGTCCAGCCCGGCACGTGTGGCTGAGCAGTGAATTATTATTGAATCTATTTTGTTCATAATAAAATTACATCTATATTTGTGGAGTTCTGCCAATGGTAGGATGGTTAATAAAAAATTTATTACAAGGAGTGCAGTGGCACTCCTATTTTATTTTAGTTCAGTTCCTTTTCTTCAGCACACTAATCCGTTTCCCGTCTTTGAAATACATTCGTGACATGTTCTTATCACGAACAAATCTTCTGTCCATCGAAAAATATCCATGCTTCCCGTCACTGAATACCGCCCTTTCGCCGGTCTTAAAGCGAATCGGCATATTAGGCAGTCCATTATTCATGGCCGCCAGTATAAGCAATCTGCGTCTTAACAAAATCATAAAGTACCTCCCATCACAGCTATATTATTAAGAATACTTACCTGATACGTCCTGTTGGCCCTGACAACACTGCTTCCTATCCATTTCACACCTTCAGGAAGATTCAGGACGGTAGGCGTAACACCACTTGAAAACTGGAACATGTACTCATTGGCAATGCCTGGAAAGCCTTTTCCAAATGTGACGTTAAGTACGGATACTTCTCCGAACACATGGAACACGTTCGGAAGAAGCTCGGCACTGACCTCACCCGTACCAGCATTCACGCTGGATATGCAGCCATTGCCATAATATTCCCCATGGGTATAGATAGCCCGTATCTCCTTGATGTAGGAAACGGAATCAGGCAATATGTTACCGGCTTCCAGTTCTTTCTTGAAGGTGGCATATTTCAAATAATTGTTGAATCTCTTTTTCGCCATGTCATTGGGATTTATGGGGGGCTCTGATACAAAGCCCCCACATATTATTACTCGGTTTCCTCATTCCATGCAAACGCATCGTCAAGATCCTGTTTAGTGGCATACTGCTTCAGAGTCTCGTTCGTTGCATAGCTGGTCAGTTCAGCCTTGGTCGCATAAGTGGAGGAAAGCCCTTCGATAGCCTCACTCAGTGCAGCTTTTGTGGCATAGGTGTTCGCCACATCTACAGCCTTGGCATATCCGGCCAAATCCTCTTCGGTAAGAAATCCTTCGAGGTCAGCTTTCTTTGCATACGCTGTCAAATCGACCGTACCACCCAAGGAATCCCAGTTGGTTTCCACACTTGCCTGATTGGCCGTTTCTCCGATGTAGACGAAGTTCGTTTCAGCCGGATATTTCTTGCCGTTCAGGGTAACTTCTGCCGTAACGTTATATACGTGGCCTTTCGATACAGAAGACACCCCTTTCAGGGCACTAAGGTCTGCCAGAGTACCCTTTGGCACATATACGGCACCAAGAGCGTTGACCTTGTTTGTCAGTGTGTCAACCAGACCTTTCAGAACTTTACCCTGCTCGGCGGAAAGTGCCTTATTAGTCCCGCCCGTTGTGAGGTCATTGATAATCTGGATGAGTGTCTGTGCACCGACGTCAAGACGAATCCATCCGCCATAATCAGCCTGGGTAATCTTTGTCATGTCCTTCAGGACATACAGAGCCGGTTTGCCGTCCCCGTTATCTCCAACAACGACCAACATGCCGTTATAAGTATTCTTTCCTGAATAGGTAGCTGCGGCAATAAGGTCTGTCTTGTTTGGAACAAGCTGACGGGCATCCAGTGGCGCCTGTCCTCCAGGCTCAAAGTTCACGGCAAAGGAAGCAACACCCGCAGGACGGTTTCCTGTTGTCGAAGCCATCGGCATGACATTGTTCATCGGCATGGCAAAGGGAACTTCACGGCTGTTTCGTGCAAGCATGGCTATCACTTCATCCGTAATTTCCTCGCCATTATATGTGTCCGGCTCGTCTACAAGTTTTTTCCCGGCATCGGAAACTGTGAAGCGAAGTTGTAATGCACCGGACATGGCACCTGTCGTTGTCAGCTTCTTGTATGCAATCTGAACACTTTGTACGGTCTTGTTTCCTGCATCAGATACGGTGTACTTGTCCGTTCCGAAGACTTCCCACTTTCCGGACACCGTATTATAGAACTCGACTTTTGACACATTCTTTTCTGAAGGGAAGTAGAATTCAAGGCGGGTTCCGGTTGCTGCTTCAGAAGCAAATTTCGCTCCAATTAATGTATCAGTCCATTTCTGCAGCGGAAGCTTTGTATCAGGAGCTGCGGCAGACGGGAAATTGGTATCTCCGGCAGAGGTAGAAGCTGAAGCACCATTACAGTAAAACGGATAGGTACCATAAAGGTAGACAGCACCTGATTTCACAGTACCTTCAGGAAGCGGATTAGGGGACACGGTCGCCTTGTTTCCTTTTGAAGTGAGCAAGGTGTCACCTGCGCCATGATGAGCCTGGTAATTGTACTGCATCGTACCGAGTGTAACTTTCGTCGGCAATGTCTTGTTGCTTGTACTGTTTCCTACATAGATGAAAGACTGGTCATCGGAGATAAGTTCTCCTGCGCGGTTCTTGTTTGCCTGGCCAACAACCGTACAATTACCACGGTTAAATCCTGTCTGAATCTGTTCTGCGGTAGGTGCGCTTTCACCAACCTCCAGAATCTTGTTGGCGGTAAAAGGAGACTTGAATGATATTGTTGCACTTGGTGCCTGTACCGTCGGCTGGATTTCCTCAAAGAGAATATCCTCGAAAATCTGGCTCAGCGTCTTTGTCTTCAAGGTCTCGACCTTTGTCCCAGCCGGAAGACCTCCCAGTTTCGAAGGAGTGGCAAGGCTGTCTGGCAATGATGTCTTGAACTTGATGAGTTCCGTCAGGTCATATTCGGTCTTGCCTGATGATTTGGTAACGATAAGTTTATTGCTGCCTTTGTCAAAACTGACATCTGTGACACCGCTTCCTCCATAATTCACACCGTTCATCAACAGTTCTTTGGTGTCGGTTGCAAAATAGATAGCATCCAGATGTTTTGACGCTGCATCATAACGGGCCTTTAAGCCCCTGTAGAATTTTAATTTTGTTGTTGCCATAAAAGTCTGATTTTAACTGTTTGTTTCTTCATTCCATACTGCTTCTGTTATCTCCTCCCATTCTCCATCCTTCCGGCCGTATATCTTCCCGTCTTTTGGCGCATCGGGAATGGGAATGCTTCCACCGGTTGATATGTCAATGGAAGAAGCACCAAGGTTGACGGTGGCCATTTCAAGGTTAGGGACACTTATGCTGTCCTCTTCACAAGTTGTTGCAACAAGCCTGAAAGCCTCACACATGTCAACGGCAGTCTGTCCTTCCTTACCATAGTTCTCCCACAAAGTCAGCGAATACGTACCAAGGTGTTTGTGGTCCGTTCCATGAAAAGTAAATTTCAGCTTGTTTCCCTGGTATATCTCAAAATGGAAATCGAGAAATCTGCCTAGAGGATTCTTCAGCATGAGTTTCAAGTCCCTTCCTTCCAGTGGAACAGGCTCCTTGTTCGTGAGTATCTGCCAGGTGAAGTATATATCTTTCCCTATCCTTATCTTTCTCATATCAACTAGGTCATGAAACTTATTGTCATAAGTAATATTATGATTACGGAGTAGATGATTTCCGCTATCAGGCGTCTATCTGTCTTCTTCATCCTTTGTAACTTTTTCGATAATTTCGCCAGCCGTTGTGTACTTCTTTTTAATGTAGCCCACCAGCAGGCGCTTAATGGAAACCTTGTTCTTGATTCCGTGAATTTCACATACATGTTCCATGATTGAATCAAATTCAAATACAATAGCTATCCCCAGTCCGCACATTGACGATGTCGTATAGGAACAAATACCTACAGGCTGGAGAATAGCAACACCAAAACCGAATCCCAACACTAAATACGAATTATATTCGATGAACTTGCACATCGTTCGGCGGCCTGCTCTGGAAAAGCGGAAATCCTCTCCTCGCTTGACCACGCTGTCAATGATACCAAGGACAAAATCCGCTATAATCATGGCTACAATGAAGACCAGCATCCAGCGAAGCTCAAAGACAACGCTTCTTATCTCTCCTACAAAGGAGTAAGCCCCGGCAACAAGAATCTGCGGGGCTATGACGGTTATAAGGTTCTGCATCACTCCTTATTTACCTTACCACCGAACAACCTGGACAGCCATTCACTTGTTACAACCGACACGATACCAGTAGATGCCAGGGCGACAAACAACGCATCAATCACCACAACCCAGACGCTTGCATCTGCCGGAGGGAAACCGAGATTCATCCACCAACTGAAGAAGGTAACGATTACACCAACTACAGCAGTTACCCACATAGTCACCCACTTATTCATAGGATTGGATAGCTTCGAAGCGATAAATCCTACTACAGCAGGAACCACGACCGTAACAAGCCCGGTGAAGCTGGCAAATCCGGTCAGGAACTCCGGGACGGAAGGTTCTACACTAACGGAAGTCTCCGCGAAAACACTCACTACGCACATCAGCAGTGCGACCATCATGAAAACGAATCTTTTCATCTTACTAAGGTTTTAGATTAAACAAAAAATGCCCACAAGCGCATCCCAACTTAATGGAACACGCTCATGGGCGTAACTACTATTTCACACACAAAACTACTCATTTACCATCCTTTTTCAGCGAAGGTAAATGATATAAAAACGAACAAAGAATAAAAGGTTTCAAATCGACTGACACGCCTTGTCAGTAAGTTGGTAGAAGCCGGGTAGAATAAGCAAGCTAGTTACTATTTTCTACCCAATTTCTACCACTCAAATAATTTTCAATACAGCTTTCTTTATTTCAGTTGTTTTCATTCATACCCATAAGTCCTGGCGGAACTTATTGGAACGGCTACTTTAAAAAATGATGGATTAATGTCAAAATCAGGTTTCCTGAGTGCCATTGGATTAAATTTGGAAGGTGATGCCAATACCGTAAATAACGGAGTTTATAAATTTGACTCACAACAGGACAATATGCCCGTGAATTATGGCATATTAGTGGCATTTTCTTGTGACGGATGGATTCGTATGCAATTATGTGCAGGTGGAGATAATGGATTAGCATATATAAGAATGCATTATAATAGTTGGACACCATGGAAACAACTATAATATTAATTTCCGAAGAGAATACTTCAGCTCGATAGAAGAAACATTCCCAGCCTTGTATGTAATCTTATATTTGTCAGTTCCGGTTCTGGATACCTCTATCGTAACGTTGCTCGTGTAGCTATATTCAGACAGCTTAGTTACACCAGCAGCATATATAGAAGCCCATGCCAATATATACGTGGCTAAATACTCCGTATTACTAGCACTAGCAGGAATTGAAAGTAAATATATACTTGCCGTGTTAGTTTCTCTTATTTCAACGGATTCCCCAACTTGAAGTATTGTTGTTACCGTGCTATTAATTCCAATAAGTTCCTCCAGGCAGATTTAGCACTGGCGGAACTTATTGGGATTGCAACATTAGAAAAATCGGGGCTTCACCCCGCTGCTAAATTCAGCCAGGGTGATAATGTTACATGATGAACATAGAGATGATGAATTAGCTGTATACAGGAAAGAGGATGGAGGATATTATCTATATACAGCTAGTTATAACTTATATGCATATATTATTAGCTCTTCGTTTACTCTATCTATTGTTAAAGGACAAGATGGCAACGGGCTTATTAAAATCAATAGGGCCTAATATTATAATCGAGTCCATTTAAACTATGATTAAAATTCTCTCCACTCTCCCCATGAATTACCACCATTAGAAGACATACGGGTAAACCGTTTATTGTCATATATGGACATTGCTATTTGCGTGTGATATTCACCTTGACTGAAATATAATAAATTCCCATAAGTGAATAAATCGAAGTTAATAGTTCCTAGAGATATATTAATCATATATACCCTATTATTCAAACAATTATCCGGATTTATGACAATACCACCATCCCTGAACCAAGTATTGTTAATCCCAATAAGTTCCGCCAGAACTGACGCAACCTGCTCTTTTGTCATTACCCCAACAGCATTTCCGGCTGCGTTAATAGCGACAAAACTGGATATGTCTTCCAAAGCAGGGAGAGCCAGTGTAGACTTCTTCAGCAGTTCCGTTTTCGACACTTTATGCGGAACGCCGTTTGTATCGTACACCTGTACCGTTTCACCATCTTCTTCCGTTGTCTGATTCTTCATACTTTCTGTATGTTTCAATAGATTGTCAGTTTCTTCACCTGTAAAGCTTAATACAAAATCTTCTTCTGCTGCCATAATTGTTTTTAATTTATAGTTATTAATGATATTACCAACATTGTATAGATTATAATTGCCTTGTCCATGATTTTAAGTTAAACAGTTTGCGTACCATACCCCTCCGGTGCAGATGAACATCCATAGCTGACCGTTTGCGACCTGTACGCTATCATGCCATCCGCCACTTCCGGATTCATTGCTTCCTTTTATCTGTAGGCCATTGCCTGACACAGTAATGTTTCCAAGTCCAGATTTTCTTATCCATATAATTTTACCTGTATGTCCACTACGTGGAAGGTTAAGTGTTATGTTGCTGTCAGTAGTAGAAATTATTATATCATCTCCACTAGTTAATGTTGTAGATGATGATACCGTTCTGACATTCAAAGCAAGTCCGTTAATGTTGATGTTCTCTCCACTACGGGCGGTCATCTTCACATTACCGTAACTTTCTATGGCCTTTCCATAGCCCGATGCATTACAGACAACGTATATTGCTGAAGGATCATCAGAATAGCCACCACCGGTAAATATGTTTATAGCTTGTCTCTTTCGTGACCGTACTTGCATAAATGGGCCGTTCGAAGTAGGATTTTCATTTATTCGGAACGATTCGTTTGTATCCACATTTATGATAATGGCTGGTGAAGTACTGTTATTATCAGAATAATTGTACGATAGTCTACTATTCTCAATTTTAAATCCGCCGATGTATCCGGCATTTGCATTAATGGTACCAGTCACGTTAACATCAGTAAGCGTGGAATTTGCGATATTCGCTTCTTCAACATTAATCTTTTTGAATGTACCTTCTGATATAGTGGCGTTTCCGGCATATATATCTCCTGCAAACAGACTGTTAACATTAATCAAGTCCGTATTGATAACCCCGCCTTTTATTATAGTCCTACCTGCCAGCGCTTCACCAACCAGGCTTTCCCATCCATCATATCCGATATACTGGGCCATACGGTCATTCACCTGTTCGGCGAAGTCCAAAGCATCGTCAAAATTTGACATACCGTTACCGCCCAGTACTTCAATCATTCCTTCAACACGCAATCCCTTTGATGGTGAATAAAGGAAACAGCCATTCTTTCCTTCATGGCCGATTTGGAATCGGCATTCTTTCGTAACTCGGTCATACCTTGCCGTAAGTATGTCTCTCTCGCTTAATGAATAAGAATTTATTCCCTGATAGAATGTCAGATATGGCGCACCATCTCCATATGCAGACAACACGATTGCAGCCTGATAGTCCGGGTCGGCTATGTCTCCAAGTTGTACCATCACGTCACCCACTTTGGGTATATCGCTTCCTTCGTCACAATGATTCACGGATACATCTATCCAGTTATCACCAACATTTTCCACCAGACGCCACCAATAGTGATTGGATACGCCGTCATACGCGCCTTCCTTAATATTAAAGGACTGTGAGCGTACTAAATTCCCTGGCTTAAAACGATTTTCTATGGCTTTCTCACCATCATCTGCAAGGAAGTAACAGCGATAAACAGAACCATAAGTTCCAGGAGATGAGTAACCTCTTTTCCCGTCTGAGAACTTGACTCCTTTACCATCCTTGAAACGAATTCCCTTTTTTTCTATAAACTCGACCTTAGTAATCGTTGCTCTGGCCCCGCTGGCGTTGAACATGAAGGATGCTCCGGCCAGCTCGGTCTCCATTATTGAAAGTAACTGGAAGATGGCTTTCTTTCTTACATAAAATTTATCAATCCAGCCGACAGAATCACCATTTTCATCGCTATAGAATGACATGCCGGCCCCCATCATTCCGGTTACGAAGTCGGGCGACTCCAGAAAAGGAGATATAATACCTCCCAAGAGTTTAAGAAGATACTTCGTTTCATCCTCACAATCCTTCTGCAAAAATATCTTCCTTAGCTTGTCAAGGGTAACAGTTGATAAAATATCGACTATGCCAACAAATGTTCTACCCACCCGTTCAGCCGTATTCTCTCCGCTTTTCGTAGCATTACGAATAAGCAAAGAAAACTCCTTTAGCATCTCGATACTATCCATATTAATCTCCTAAAATTCTAAATACAGTCCTGTTTGCTTTAATTTTTCCGCTTCCCTTGTAAAGCGGATAATCAGCCTTTTTCTCTTCAAGAAACCTTACACACTCCTTCAGGTATCTGTCAGCGATGGAAAACGCATCATTATAAGCCATCACCTTCTCTTTGATGTCCGGACGGCTGCTGTATTCATCCTCCTTCTGCATAAGTCCGTATCTAGTCACATTCAAATCACCGTTCTTCACGATCCGTGCATAGGTATAATATGCCAACGCCGTTTTAATACCCATGAATATCTTTTTCTCTCCACACTTGTCCTCGTACGTTCCACCATCAAGAAGAAGCTTGTATTTCTCCGGATTCTCCTTCACATCAAGGTACAAGGCATCACCAAGAGCTGACTTTATATCAATACTCTCCGATTCACGTATATACGTATCTATCTTATCTTCATCCACATGCACTGACATGCTACGTGACAAATCTGCGACCTCAAGCGTTGTTATCAGATACTGCTGCATTTCTTATATACTTTAATGGTTGTACACTAAAATCCATTGACGGGTTTGCCACCTCATACCAGTTGCGGAAAATACGGTCAAACGTGCGCTCTATTAAGCGCTGTTGCTTGCTGACGATAGAATTATAGTATTCAAAGGCATCTTCCAAAATATCGCCAGAAAATCCCACTTTACCGATACGAATACAATACCACGGCTCCTGACCATAGGCGGAATAAATACGCTCCACCACACTTGCATCCGTAACGGTAAACTCCTTATCATAATTCTGTGTAGTGAACGGGATAAATTCAGGCTTTTCTTCGTCATTTTCAAGCGTTACCTCTATAAGTTTCAAGGAATTTGTATCTCCCTGAAGCTTGACAAGGCTATCAGAGAAACCATCATCCTCCGGAATCTTTATTTCATTACCTTTTTCATCGTATCTGACAATATCCGAGCCTTTCTTAGTGACAACCATACCGGACGGAAGAAAATTATTGCGCACATTCCTGAATTTCACGTTGGAAAGCCCTTCATCCGTGCTCATCTCGGTAATGACACGGTCAGATTTACCTACCGGATAAGTCTGTTTTCCAGCCATGGATACCCATAGAACCTGCCCCTTGTAGTATTCTATCCCGCCAGCAGCTTCAATCTGCGCCAAAACAACAGATTTCAACGGATTGAACACATCAATGTAGTCGATATTCTCTTTTGCTACACGTATCTTCTTCCCTTTCCTGGTTTTCGTACCACTCCAGTCAGGATGCACGGCAATCTTAGCTACATATCCGTTATCATCCTCTTCCACCAGACGGCAGTTTTCAAATGGGACATGCTGAATTTCCACAATCTGGCCCAAAATGTTGTAATTTACATGAATGGCAATCCCATTGAAGTCAGACATATCCCGGCAAACAAGAGAATGTATGTCATCTGCCGTATCTCCCTTCCGGTTTACCACATACTCCGAAAAAGAAACCTCACGGAATCCGTTACCTTCAATGAAATCCGCGAAACGGTCAGCACATTCACTTCCGGTAGAGCTCGCTGCAATGATATTTCTTACCGTCTGCGGATAGAGGTTGTCATCCCCGTAAGACTGTATTCCAAGCTGCTGCAAATAGCGTATATCTACCCTTACACTGCTCTTCTTTCTAAGTTCTTTTACTTTCATAATTCCGTGAGGTTTTAATTTATTCAGCGCCTTCTACCGCTTCTCCTTCTTCATCGGTCTTCCCATCAGTAGATTCATGATCATCCCCATTCTCACTGCTTTCTTCACTTCCTTCAGGATTCTCCTGCATATCAGCAAATACTTCCAGAGCCTTGTTTACGTGAGCAGTCAGGACTTTTTTGGTAATAGCCTTTCCGGAGATTTTATAACCCTTGAACTCTTCCTGAATTGACTTACTTGAAACTCCATCCTTCATAGCTTCCACCATGAGAGAGACAAGCTCGTCATTAATCACCACATTTCCGTCCTTTCTGGACTTTACACGTTCTTCCCAGTCATCGGGTTTCTTTGAGAAATACTTAATGTTGTCCGGGTATTTCGCCAGATACTTCTCCGCTGCTTCATCAGTAAGGTTAGCATTCGTATACATTTCGCTACTGCCAAATCCCATCTGCAGGAGAACACCGTTCTTCAAGCCGTATTCTGATTTTTCTTTCATCTTTCCGTTCTTGTTAAGGTAAACACTCATTTCTATCACCGCATCATGATAGCAGTCGCTACAAGATGTGCGGACAAACTTCTTATCAAGGACAAGCGCATAAAGGTTTTCAATCTCTGCCTTGTCAGAAGAAGAGAGGGAAGCAATGCTTCCCAACTCCTTCAACCTATTAACCACATCAATCACTTCCATATCAAGCTGCTGGGGATGTCAACGTATCGATGGCCGTCTTGGTAGTCTCGTAGTCTGTCTTGTAAAGGAACAAAGCAGACTTTGGCACCTTTGTTTCCTGCAATGACACAGCCCATCCTCCATTTGTATCCTCTGCATACTTATCATTGCTGATTTCGGCAGCCTTCAAGCCTTGATAATAACCGTAAATCTGGAATGCGGAATCACCCGGATTCTCTTCCTTCTGCAAGTTCTTTGCCTTGTTCTCCAGAATTACCACATATTCACCGTTTGCCAGCCCGTCAATAATGTCCGCACACACGTCCGGGTCATTAGCAAGAATCACCATGTTCACCGTATTTGTAAACGTATTCTGATATGTACCGACAGCAAGTGCCGTGTTCGTCCCGGTAAATGGAGTGCTTCCAGGCACAATAACCTTATAGGCTTTCTTGCCTTCCTTCAAGGCCAGCGTTTCAATCACATTCTTACGCGTTGCATTGAATGCTACTGTAGCGAAATCTATGTCCTTCCGGTTCATGATAACGCCTTCCTGCTCAACTCCAGAAACGAGCGGGTCATCGCAGCTTGCCACGATGTCCCTTTTTATTGCATAGTCACAGATTCCTGACATAATTCCTCCTTTCGTTAATAAGCCAACTGAAACAAGTTATCTTCCCCAATAAGGCATCCTAATTTTCCGGTAGAATACAGCTTATTAGTTCTGGTATTTCTGTCAAACCAAATGTCAAGGTCTGAAATGATGTCATCAGCTGGAGTACCCACAAACAACTGCTTCGGAGAACCAAATACAGCACGGTGAGGTAGATTAAGTTTAGTACCATTGTTCTGGTATTTTTGGATGAATCTATCCCAAATAGATACACGATATACAAACACACCGTTGTACTCTGTTACGTCAAGACCTTTGAAAATCTGTTCCCATTCAAGGATTTCCTTGTATTCACGCTTCAGGTCTTTTGCCAGCGCATCGCACAACGACTTCGTACAGAAGATACCAGCTCCATCCATTGAAGCGATACGTGAGTCTGCATTTTCAAGCAGGCTGTCAAAGATTCCGATTGCTACTCCAGATTCTTTCAGCTTGCTGAACTGTAATGCGGTAGACGCTTCATCGTTGGCAGCAATAGCAACCTTCTGACCTGCGTTTGCTGTACCAATCGCAAACAACTGTTTCCAGAAACCGTCTGTTGTCTTGAACAGCTCCACATTCACACCATCTGTAATCTGACCTGAAGATGTTGCATTCTGCGCTTCTGTGTCACCGAACCAGATGAATCGCCACATCATGCGCTTAACTGCCAAATCCAAAGCTGGATATACGATATCATCCATGTATTCAGTAGACGACAAGTCCGCGATTTCTGTTCCAGTTTTCAGACAGTATTCAGCGATTGTATTCTGTAACTCTTCATAACACCACTCCAAAGGAATCTGCCAATCACCGATTTTCCACTCCTTCTCCGCAAAGTTGATGTTTGCTTTCTTGTATTCAGGATTACAGCCGGAACCTGCCCAACCGATATCATCCATCTCTCCGACCCATCCAAGCTTATCACCATTATGTACATTCTGACGAAGAGTGAAGAACCGTCCAAGTTCCTCATCGACGAAGTTTGTCATGATAAGCAAGTCTCTCAGACTCTGTACTGCTCCATTACCTGGAGTAAGATTCGAAAGCTGCTCCCAAGTAATTCTTTCTTTTGCCATAATTCTTAGTTATTAAATTTCTGTTTGTTCTTTTCTCTAATCTCAGCAAGTTTCTTCTCAATCTTGCTTTCATGCTTAACTTCCTGCTTCTTTCCGTAAGTCGTTGTACGTCCTGCAGGAGTGTACTTGCTTGCGGCCGCTTTAGTCAGTTTTTCAATTCCTCCAGCTTTAGCCACTACATCCAGAATTCTGACATCATCCTCTGTCTTGGCGTTGGCTGTCAAGTCAGAAACCTGCTGTTCCAATTCTGCGATACGTGCCTCTAAGGCTGCAGTATCATCATTTCCACTTTCAGCTTCACGGATTTCGGTAATTACACCGTCAGTCACTACGATAGTCTTCCCGTCTGGCATTACGTGTTCCCCATCCGGGCTTGCCGCGTCACCTACTTGCGGTTCACCTTCTTCACGCTCTACTGTCAATGTGTCGCCACCTGCAGTTGTAAGCTCCAACGCTACCGCAGGAACATCTTCGATTTTTGCATAGCCTAACTTGGCCAGCATACGGTCAAGCAATGACTTGCTTACCGTAACTTCATTTTCTTTTTTTCCCATAAATTTATTGTTAGATACTACTTTAGCTGACTTCGGCATAATTACCTCACTCACAAATCCAAGTTGCTTGGCTACCTCACCACCAAACCATGTTTCTTTAGCCATCTGTTCCTCTATCACCGCACGATCAACCCCACAGCGCTCAACATAGATTGAAATCATACGTTCACGCTCTGCTTCCAGCCCAGCTTTTAAGGATTCAAGCGCTGAAATATCAAGAGAACCTTCTACACCAGGACAATAAGGTGAATGAATAAGAATCTTTGCGTGCGGATACATCTTTCTGCGCTCGATAGGAGCTGCCAAAAGAATTACTGTCGCCATTGAAGCACATCTTCCTACTACAGTAGCAGAAATTTCCTTCCCAGTAGCCCTTAAAGCATCATATATCGCATATCCTTCAGCCACATCGCCACCGCACGAGTGTAATTCAATATCAATGTGATTGTCATCCGGAGCGATCCATCCAAGAAAATCCTGTACATCAGAGAAGGACATACCATCAACGCCAGTCAGATACCAGTTTTCCATTTTTTCGGTATCAGCTACAATGTCTTTGTTGATAAATAATTTCGCCATATCTCGTAATTGTTTGAAACAAAGGTAGTGAACGCGATATGGCTATAAGAATTTTTGAAAGGAATAGCACTGACACGCCTTGTCAGTCGATTTTTCAAACAAAAAGAGGTGAGCCGCTGCCCACCTCAAACAATTACATATCCACTTCCGTGGAAAACTTCTTTACAACCCTGTATATCGTCCTCTCATCCACGCTGTATTCGTCTGAAAGGTACTGCAATACGTAGGTTTTCTTATGCCCTTCTTTCATCAGACGGCTGTATTCCTTGTAAAGTTCAAGGTATCTCACGTCCGACGGCTGTACCGGGAGCGTCTGTAACTGCTCCATCACTCCCTTATGTGTGTTTAGAAATTCATACACGTTCATACATTACCAAGATTCTCCAATACTTTTACACGGTTACTCACACTGGTTATCTCTTCAACCGAAACAACCGGACGCATAGACTGAACTCCCTTTGCGACAGCTCTGGCCAGCATGTCCTCTCCGAGAGCCTGACTACTTGTCTGTGTTACGTTGATAGGAACTCCCCCTCCCATCTGATTGAATGATGAGAGCAAAGGAGCAAACATCGAGGTGGCTCTGGCCGTCATCACCGACTCACCGTTACTAAGCTGTGCAGGTATGCTGTCGCTTGTTCCGGTGCCTGGCCCGGTGACTAAACCACCTGTTGCAAATTTAGCACTTTTTACCGTTTTTGTAGCTACAGCAATATTAGAAAGTATCGTTGCTACTGTCGTTGCGATAGCTGCCAAGTTAGCCGGGAACGGAACAGACTGAGCCTGCGCTATACCGGCAGCCAGAGCCTTTCCGGTATTGATGGCAATCTCAGCAAGAGCGAGTGTCTTTGAGAGTATGGCGAAAGTCTTATTATTTTCACCCAATGTTTCAAAGGCGGATGACAGGCCTGATGTTATTGTCTCTATTGCCTGGAATTTTACCTGCTCTATCTCAACCTCCTTGTCTGCAATGGCCTTCTTCGCATCGATATATTCCTGATTAGCCTGAAGCTTACGGTTAAGGAACTCCTGTTCACTCTCCCCTTCCTGCTGCTGTATGCTGTTCAACAACTCTAATTTCTGTGAAGCCTGTTCCTGAAGTATTTCCAGTTCACTTGCACCGGACTGCTGGAGCTGCATGATTTCATTCTCCATTCTCAGTCTGACGGCTTCCTGCTGCTTATCCGATATTTCCTGCTCACGCTGTAATATCAGATCATCTATCTGCTTGTCATACTTGTCCACGATGGCAAGCTTCATTTGCTCAGTCAGTTCCTTGTCAGCAAGCTCGGCATCACGCTGGGCAAGTAGCTGCTGCATCCTCAACTGATATTCCTGCTCACTACCTTCCTTTACGGCTTCAAGCTGTAAGGAAATAAGCTTAGTACGGTTGTCTATCTCTTTCTGTAATTCCTCCTCAGACAGCTTTTGCAACTCAGCAGCCTTCTGCTGTTCCAGAGCTTTTATCTGGTCGTTAATAGCCTGCCGGGCTTTTACAGTAAGGTCACTCTCCGTTTTCAGTCTTGCGCGCAAATCTTCTATCTGACGGGAATAAGTGAGTTCTATTTCCTTACGTGCCTGCTCGCGCTTATCCTTAACAAGAGCCAGCATGGCATCCTCTGCCGCTCTTACCGCTTCCAATTCTTTCTGCTTTGCAGCAATAGCCGCATCCGATTTTTCCTTTTCAGCCGATTTTATTTCGTTAGCCAAAGACACCTCACGACCAAGCAATTCACCCCTTTTATCCTGATACTCAGTCAACGCATTATACATCTCCACCTCAGCCTGAGCAATAGCATCATTGGTTTCCTTGGTGTTCTCAGCCATCGCATTCTGCTGTACCATCAGTTCATATCTTCTCTTGGCTAGTTCGTAGTTCTTCTTGCTGGCTTCCTCCTCCAGTCTGTTAGCTTCCCTGATAGCTTCCATACGTTCCTTTGCAGACACATTCAGTTCATCGTCAGCCTTTGCCTTCAAAGTAGCTATCTGAAGAGCATTCTTTGCATTCTGCACCTGAAGGTTTCGTGTATCCCTGTCTATTGCCGCCTGTTCCTTTTCCATAGCAATGTATCTCTCATTCTCCTTGTTCACCTCTGCTACATATTTACCAAGTACCGGAAGTTTTTCAAGCTGCTTGGTAATCCATCCCATCATCTTACCACCAGCTTCTACAACAGAAAGTATTCCACTTGCCACAATCTGCAGCACTTTACCCACGGCATCCAAGGCCATTTTCAATGGAGCAAGAACAACATTCCATCGGCTTGTATTTTCCTCACTCGATTTAATACCTTTAGCTACAGCCATAATCACCACGGAAATCGCAGTAAGAATAGCAACAATCGGGTTGGCCAACAATGTAAGAAGTGTCTTTGAAAAATTCTTCACGGCAGCACCTGCAGCCAGAGCACCTGCCTTCACACTTCCCATTTCATCCTGAGTCTGTATTAATGTTCCAATAAACGGGATATTGCTTGAAACCGCACTCTTAATCGCTTCCTCGTAGTTACCCACATTCCGGTAATACCTCTGCGTTTCCTCCTCTCCACCTTTCAAAGCATCCGTAACCTCGTTTATCTTATTTTTCAGTTCCTCACCACTGGCCCCCTTTCTTTCAGCTTCCGACAGAGCATCATATTCAGCCGTCAAATTAGATAGCTCAGCACGTAGTGCTTTCAGACTCCCCTCCTGCTCTTTCTCCTGCTTAATCTGATTCTGTACTGTCTTGTTGATGATACGTATCGCATCATTATAATCTGCAATGGCAATCTTTGACGCAGCCATCTCCTCGTTATACTGCTGACGGGATATTTCCCCATCCTTCAATTGCTTTTTCAGGTTCTTTTCTGCATCCCTGGCCGCATCAATCTTCGTCTGGTATTCCGCTATCGCCTTTACAGCTTCATTGTAATTCACCTTGATGTCAAGGATTTTCTCCACCTTATCTGCCATAACACTATATTTTTAGCAATTCAACTTCGCATATATTATTCTCCTTGGTTTTCACCTTCACAATAGCAAAATATGAACCATATTGTCGAATATATACAGGTTTAAGCAAGTCAAGTACGGCCAATTCCGGAGCAGATAAAAGAACAAGCTCCTTTATAACCTTTGGCTGTCTGACCACTTCCTGATACGATGCATAATGCTGTCTTATCAACTCCTCCCATCTTAACGGATAGAAAACACCTGAACGAGTCTCAGAATCATATAAAACGATTCGTGGATTCATCCCACTATCATATTCCAGCTCTCCATCATCATTATACGAATACAACGGGATACTTGCCACACCTCCCAACGTATCACAAGCAGAAAAAGGAAGTGAAACAGCATCTCTTTCATAATCTAACGCCCTATTCTCAACTGCTATAAACGAATCATAATTCTCAGTAACATTATCATCTTCCTTATAGCGGAACCAGTTTTTCTGGGTGAAGTCATTCAACTGATAACTGATATTACGTGCTGCATCACCATAATCATTAATCAAAACCCTTCCAGACCAATCTACTGCATTACTTTTATTTTCTATCACCGAGTCAAACGATACGAAATGTATGTCGTTGTTATCACCCGGAACCGCAAAAACGCCAAGCATATAAGCTATAGACTTAATAAAGTCTATCAATTTTATTGATGGCAAATTTGGTACGGTAAAATACTTGTTGTACTCTCCTATATCGGCCCCTACCTCAGATACTTTTGCTTCAAGAGTTATACTTCCAGAAACCAGATTAACGCTATCATCACCAGTTTTAGAAACTGTTGTACTTATGTAAATTGTCTTATCATACGGCTCCAACGACAAATCCTTCTTGAAATGACACTCATAATTATCATTCCCTCTATCAATAACTTCACACGCATTTACCTGGTCTATTATCTCTCCGGTGTCAGCATCTACTATATCCAAGTATCCTCCATTCTTGTATGCACCTCCAACATAAACTAATTTGCAATCTATCGAATAGTTCAACTGCAAGTCGTTAAACTTTGGCTTAAAAGCTGATGTAAAAATACCATCCTTATAATATTCAATATAATAGGATTGTACAAGACCGTAAAACAACAATTGATAAAACCGAAAAGCTCCATCAGTTTTTTTCAGCCCATTCAAAGTCAATAGTACCCGATTTGCATCCACATGCTTCTGTGCATCCTCTTTTTTCAGCAACGGGATTTTCAAGAGTTGAAGAATATCCTGCTTATCAGAGGGGAACAAGAATTTCACACCAAACTGACTCTGTATCCTATCCAAAAGCCATTTAGCGGATACAACCGGATGGTAAGACACATGTTTCTCTGTGCTTCTGAAGCCATAGTTCATAATAGGTGCATCTTCATCTGGAGATATATCATACCTCCAAAAAATATAATCATCTAACCCATAATCCAAATCATCTATGTTTCCTTCAAACTCAATAATTTTTGAAAAGCCATTAGCGTTTCCCCATGAAAGCGCAATCTCTATCGTGTCACTTACTGACATCAATACCACATTGGCTCCATCAACGATCTGCACACCGTCACGCAATAAAGTACCTACATGAGGAAGATATGGGAAGCTGCTCACCGCACTGGGTATATGAGCACATTCTATCAGCCGAAGGTTATTTTTTGTCTTCGGCAACTTAATTGTATAGCTGAAATTACTTACAATCTTGCTAATATCAGTCAGGATATTGCTACGGTATTCAAGAGAAACACCGGACTCCCCCATATCCACTTTCGTCCCGTCAATATATAATTCATCTCTCATAAGCTCTGCGAAATTATAGTTGGCAATATGACCGTTATCTCAAAATCCTGCAGGTGCTCACCTGAATCAACAGCCGTATCAGCTTTTATACCAACCGGAACCCAGGTCTCATCCACATACATATCGACAAGAGGAGAAGAATGTATTGAAAGCAGCATGTTGAATATCTCCTTAGAAACCAATGACGCACATGCCTTTTTGGTTCCCTCGGTAGTCTTTCCCTGAATTCTGGATACGCCGTAATACCCATACTTGCTCCCATAAAAGTTTTCCATAAGATGCTCTCCATATTCCTCAGATTTATTTTCGTTTGACCCTTCCTGGAAAAGCCAATACTGGTAAAATCCATGACGGTCTATCCAGCGCAAATAAATACCATCTTCAGAATCATCCTCCACGACTTTGACGTATTCCGGTACGTCAGAAGGACTCACATGCTTAATCATCTGGTCAAATATCGTTACAGTAAATGGATACTTCGTAAAATGTACTACGGTACGTGGAGCATCAAACTGCTCACCGATATTCATAGCTCCCCATATAGCCGTCACATCAAAAGACATAGAAACTCCTGATATGGTCACTTTAACATGAACCACTTTTGACTCAACCATCCCTCCACTTCTGTTAATATCGAAACATGCCTGAAGATATGCGGATATGTCAAGTTCTACATAATTAGCGTATTCATCACGATTATCCGAAAAATACGGTCTCTTCACAATCGTAAACGTCCTGTCAAATGTAGTATCGAATACACCTCCGGAACCTCCGCTATCGGAAGATATTACAAAAGTGACATCACTGGAAGTATTCACTGTAATCATATTCGGATTAAAGCAGAATACCACTTCATCCGGATATTTAATACTGCATCCGTTAATAGTTCCCGTTCTCATTGAAATTAAGATTTATATGTTCCACTTCACTCCCGAACAGAATACCGATACCCTGCGATACCCTTTCTACCGTATCCTTCACTTCAGGAGAATAAATATCATCCCTACCGCCATTCCGGAAGAGCTGTGTCCCCTCATTGGCTATCTTTCTCGCCACAAGGTAAGCAAAGGAATCAGGCTTCTGTACCTGGATGCCCTTGTCATCCATCCATTGCCGGATTATCTTCCAGAATCCTGCCGGTACCTTACCCGGCTTTCGTCCGGTCTCCAGCGTTCCGAACGGGCTACGTCCCCACAGAACACCGCCGTCCTCCGTAACCTCTACCTTCATGCTGGCTATCGTTCTGCCGGAAGCAACCTGACCGGAGTTCTTCTGGTTTTCGATTACCTTCTGTTTCAATGCTTCAAGTTCTGAAGACACCAGCTCCATCACCTTATCCCTCAGCAGAAGTTCCATACACTATCTCCTTCACTGTTTTTGTAGGGCATATCACGACTCCTCTTATTTCCTTCAAAGGAATCTGGATGACAATCCCCGTCACATTCACGTCAAGCTTATCATAGAACACCGAATACTGAATGTCACCCTGTACAGGCTCAAACATTCCGCTTCTGTTCACGTTCAGTATAAACTCCCTGGCCAAAGACTTGCATCGTTCTATCACCATGTCATTCTCTTCACCGGAGAAATCATGCTTCGTTTTGTCCATAAAGGCTATCATGCAGTTCGGGTAATCCTTCATCTGCATCAAACCCACGTTCAGGCTTCCGGAAGCCGGGAGCACATACATCACGGCAGGAAGCTGCATCTTGTCAAGCCTTACATTGGCAGCCTGCCAGTTCTCAAACAGATAGGTAACTCCCATCTGTTCCACTATTTTCCTAACCTTCTCTTCTACTGTCATTTCTTCTTTCCCTCCAAGATTTTACGTAACCTGCGTTCATACCTCATCTTCCTGGCATCCATATCCAGGCATTTATACACACGTACCCACGGAACATATTCTACCGCCTCATGGTCCGTTATTCCCATTCTCAGTGCATAATAGTCGAGCAGTCCGAACGGCCCGAAATTCAATGCTTCTGCCCCAGCCTGCTTCTCCTCCGGTGTAGGAGGAACGGACGTGGAAGCAAACAGCTTGTTTATCCGTTTTACTTCCCTGGCCACCCAGAAGCAAAAGCCGATAACCTCAGATGCATCAGTCCTCATCACCTCACGCTCCGACATTCCCAAAAGCACACGACAAGGAACCATTATCGTTTCCTTCTCCGTACTGATTGATTGCAACTGCATAAGCTCACCCATGTTCATGTCATTCAAGGTATCAGGTGTCCTGACCTTTCCTACTTTCCACGGTTTACTTAGCTTCTCAAGCTCTCCTTCAATACCGTGTGACAGATTACCAACTACCAACAACTCCTTTACCGTCATATATTCCCAAGTTTTGCTTTCGGCCGCCTTAACACTGGTTTTATCCTGAAAAACATCGCCATAATCAGCATGTCAAGATAGTCAGGAGAGCGGCCAAGTATCTCCTTCATCTTTTCCTTGCTGATAATTCCCTTCTTTCTCGTATCCGCATCTATGTGGTCCTGCTTCAACACCCCAAGCTCTTCAATGATTCGCTCCTTCTGTGCTTCCGTACATACTATACGGAGAAGGCGGTTGTTTATCATATCCGCCAGCTTGAAGGCACATTCCGATTTCAGGTTGTCATACTCAGGATTGATGGGTCGTGTTCCTCCATGAAACTCCCTGATTCCGTTCAGATAGCTTTCAAGATAGCTGCCCAATCCGTCAGAGTCCGCTATCATCCGGCTGCGTGGAATGGAACACTCTATCATCATACGCTTCAGGTCTGTCTCGATAGACTTCCCAGTACTGTATTCCTGATCCAGCTTGATATAGCAGACATTCCCTTTCCAGTGTCCGGCTATGAAACGGTCACGCCCCTTCATGGCAAGGTCAGCAGAACCGGAAGAATCCCCGGCAGGCTTGACAAACTCATTCGTGAACAGGTCACAGATAGCATCATAATCACAAAGGGCTGTCGGGTCATTGTCATACTCCCAGTTCCCGAAATACAGACGTTCCTTCGTCACCCTGTCCTTCGTATTACGAAGGCTCTCGATATAGTCCTCTGTAGCCCAAGGGTTATCCTGAACCAATGCCTGAATGAAAGCATACGGTTCTTCCAGCTTTCCTTCTCTCCACGGCTTATAGAAGTCACGGTACAGCCAGTTCTTCTTAGGGTTGCAGGTGATAAGTATCTTTCCAGGTACGCCATAGACATCGTTCATGTGTCGGCCGATACGGGTTTTCAGCACGTCAAAGGCAAGGTAATGCACCTCACCCGCTTCCTCTATCCATCCTCCGGTATATTCCTTTGAACCCAGGCGTTCATACAACGGGTCTTTTACCGGATAATATGTCAGGTCGATATAAACTATTTCGCTACCGTTGTCAAACGCTATCCCTTCATTGTTTGTCTTGTATGCCGTAAATCCGTGTAACTTCGCTACCTTGTTGAATGTTACGGTCACGGACTCACGGCTGTCCTTCAGGTTATTTCTCCCTACAAACCAGCGAGTGCCGGGAAGATAGTAGGCACATTGCATCAGCCACTCACAGCCAAGCCATGATTTTCCACCACCTCCGGCACCGCCATACAGCAGAAACTTCGTCCTGTCATCACGAAGGTAATTGTATGCCAACCTCTGCTTTATATTGACCTTCTGTCCCATGTCATTTCAGTTTGTCCGCTTCCGGAGTATAGGGAAGAAAATCGAATCCCTTGAATGGCTTTCCCTGCGTCGTATGGTCCACCTCCTGCTTGTCGGCCAGCCCCAAAGTACGGGCTATGATATTCGCATTGAACGCACCGACACACGCCCCTTCGAACTGCTGGGTCTTGATGGTTTCCTCCACACGCGCGATGACCTCCAAAAAATCTTTATCCCCTTTATTCATGCAGGCAGAACGAAACTCGTTCCACCAGTTTGTAGAAGCGCCCAGATACACGCACAGTCCCATGAGAGAATACGGCCGTGACGTGGGAGTAACCTCCTGCTGTGTGTGCTGCTGGTTCTCTGTTACAATCTCCTTCCCTTTATTCACTCTTACGGGTACAGTTTTCTGTATGGCCTTTCTGGTTGTCCATGGATTCTCATCGCACCACTGGAAATACTCGCACGCCGCATCCCATAGAAGTTCAGGCGTAGCAAAGAGCTTGTCCCTGCCATGCTTGCTTCTTAACATCCAGAACTTATTTCCTTTTGGTGCTGCCATAATCACAATTTTTCAAAAACGGGTAATATTTCCTTATCCAAATCCCATCTTCTGTTGTTAGGAAGAGGAAGGGTAAATTCGTATCTGAGAGCTTCAGCATATACATCGTGCTCAGCCCTTCTTTCGTTCATGACGGATACCTGAAAGGATGATCCGCGCAGTTCCCGTGACTTGTCTACCTCAATACCCTTCTCATATATCCTGAATTCAGAACCGATAAGTTCTTCCGTAAGACGGCATACGTCTGCTGTGGAATGATAATGCTGGAAATACCATTCTCCAAAGCGGAAGTTGGCCGTGAAGTTGTTTGCATCCAGAAAAAGTGCTCTAGAACGGTAATCATGTGTTTCCTTTCTCTCGGAAGCCTTCTGTACGAACAGTATCGGAATTCCTGACCAGAAAATCATACCTCCCGGCTTGCACAATGCAGAAATGGAAAGAAGGACGTTCCTTTCATCGTCAAGGGAATTTACGGAGTTCAGGACGCTATCACATACCACGACATCATACAGACCATACTCCGACAATGTCCTGCACACGTCCGCACAGTCCTGACGTATCTCCTTCTCGTCTATCACGTCAGCCCCGTCCTTCCGGTGAAAGAACTCTATCGCGTCAATGAGGTATCCCTCCTTCTTCAGCCTGGTGGCATAGTCCTTCTGTCCGGCTCCGAAGTCAAGCACATGCATATCCTTCGTAATGAACGGAAGCACCAGACGCTCGTACAGCGTGGAATGGCTCCTGCTGCTCGGGATGCCGTTTTTCTCCCTGAGACGTGCCTTCTGTGCAAAAGACTGTATGTAAGTCTTCCGTTCCAGATGGGAGTATTCAAAGACACCGTATTCCTTCGAAAAATAAGACAGGGCCAGCTCCTCCTTTCCTTCCGGAAGTACATAGACAAGCAGGTCCATACCCATAAGCTTCACCGCCTTGGCGTATACGGTGGATATGATGACCTTTCCTTCATGGTTGCATACGGCATTCGCAAACTGGCCATAGCGAAGAATCATCTTCGTAAGGTCCACTACGTGTGCGTTGCTCCCACCCTTGGTAATGATGGTTATATCCTTGTTCGGTACCATAAAGAAACCTTCCGTTCCTTCAGGAACAGGTACACGTATGTCCGGCTGTACCTCCGACACCTCGCATTCGGCATAGTTGTGAAGCTGGTTGAAGCGTACCTCATCCGTTGAGTTCACGCCATCCAGCACGAAAGCAGGAACATGAGTATATCCAAGCAGCTTCATGGTCTTTGTGCGCTGGTGGCCTGCCATGATTCGTTTGTCAGACCTGCGGATAATTATCGGCTTGATGATGCCAAGCTCCGTTATCGACTTCTTCAGGTTTTCCTGTGCTTCCGGAGTAAGCAGCCTTGGGTTGTACTCTGCCGGATTCAGTGATTCTATGTCAATGTATTCCATCATAAGCCCAGCAGATTATTTACGAAACCAATCATCACTCCGTTCTCTTCAAGATACTCGGCAGCCCGCTGCTTCAGCCCTTCAAGTTCCACATCGGTTATCGGTATCTTGTATCCTTCAAATGCCAGGTACTTGATATGCGCTCCCGCTTCGTAATTTTCATTCCGAAGCACATTGTGAGTATCTTCCATCCCTCCGGGGAAATCGTCCAAATCAGGGAAGCTGATGCCTTCTATACCCCATTCCATGAGTTTCCGGCAGTCCCATTCAAACAGACGGGACATATCCCATTCCCCGTTGCTCACATTGTCACGGATAATGATTTCACGCTCACGCTCTTCTGTCAGGTTCGGGATAAGCACCGTAGGAACCTCCTTGATTCCAAGCTGCACGCATGCATCATAGCGCTGGTTCCCTGCAATAATGACAAGATGTCCCGTTCGGTCTGACAGAATGATCGGACGTGCTTCAAAATAGTCCGGATTTTTCTGTATGGATTCCTTCAACTTCTGGAGCTGCCCTTCCGATATGGTTCTCGGGTTGTCCTCCAGCTTCTTCAATGTTTCTGTACTTCTGTAAATCACTTCCATATATCTCGGTATTTGCGTTACAGAAACAAATTTACCCGATAACCGCCACAAAGCAGTTACCGGGTATTCACAAAGCACTGACAAGGGCTGTCAGTAAGTTATAAACTCCATATCATCCACCATTTTCGCTTCTTTGCGTATTCAAGTTCTCTCTTCAAATCCTTACAAAGGTCTATCTCTTTTCCCCATTGAGTGTGATAAAATGTCGCATCATCCTTAAGCTTGTTTACTTCTTTTTTAAGTTCCTCGTTCTCCTTTTCAAGCTCGTCTATAATATGGTTTTTCAGTTTCAAATCACCCAATAGTCTTTCTGCCCTTTCAAAGTTCCTTCGGCTGCTTTTCTAACTTCAGCGTATGTCATAGTCATTTCCTCCTTTCTTTTAAGAGTGTTTCATCGAAATGTGGTAGTGGCTTCCATGCTATCACTTCATCTTTATTGTTTGTAAGCGACCAGTGCCATTTTTTGTTGTCCTGATTTGAAGAATCATGAGGAATACGCTTCATGATGCAAATACTTATCCGGTTTATTCCACGATGAGCAACCAATACACGTACGTTCAGTTCAGGAAGCCGTTCATCAACACTTATCCAAGATGACTGATTTTTATACCATTCTGCGCCTTCCATGAAATCGGCCATACAGACTTGTTCATTACCAGCTCTCCAAAGTGGACGACAAGCTTCTTTGGCATATTCTTCTGCCGCCTTTTTAATGTCTTCTTTTGTCATAATTTTTTAGTATAAATCCTTATAATCATTCATACTACCCCAATAACCATATATTTCTTCATCACTCTCACCATTAAGCCGAGCTCTTTCTATTTCTTTATTCATGCTATGTGAAAGACCAGTCAAATCTCCTGAAAGACTTTCGAATGACGAACATTCTTTCGTACTATTTCTACGTATTCTGTGTGTAATGTATTTTTCAATGGTGTTGAATATTGGATTATCCTTTTCAGACATTCTTAAAGATATATATCCATAATTGAATGTAAATGGAGTATTTAACTTTTCATATGACTCTCTGTCTTTTATATGCTTATACATCATTTCAACCGGAAAAGTCATTGGCAAGCGTTCCTTCTTAATCATTATGGCTATCGCGTCATATAAATCCTGTTCTTCATCTGTCAACTTAAACCATTCTATATTTTCAAAACACCACATAATATAACCTATATGGGTAAGTATGATATATTTTATATCTTCCCCTTTATATTTTCCAAAAGTCATTTGTCTATCTTTTGTCATACGCTCAATATCTACTTAATAGTTCATAGAATTTTCGTTTCTTCTCAATGTATTTCAATCCGTTGCGTCTTAGTCCTCTCTTAGTCTTTGCTACTATCATGCAATCACTTCCAACTCCTATGTATATGCAATCTATGTGATGTGCATGATTTTGCTTCATTGCTGTTTTTATAGCTAAGTCACAATATCGGTAACTATCATTCTGTACACCTTCATAACCTTTGCTCATTATGAAGTGTCCGATTTCGTTTGCTTCTTCCTCTGAATAAGCAATGGTAAATATTTTCTTCATATACTTCTCCTTTCCACCTATCCCAGTAGCCACCACATGACTGCCAGGAACAAGTAATACAATTTCGTTTTCATTTATTATTTCTCCTTTTTTCTACAAGTTGTTCAAGCCTCTTTTCGCACTCTGCACACTCGAGTTTCTTGCGCTCCAGTTTCTCTCTAAACTTAACCAGCTCCTCATCCGTGCTCTCATCAAAGAACATGTTGTTCTGGCGGTTGTACCCGATGTATTCATTCATCCTGCGTTCTGCTTTCGTTATCTGGGCTTTGGCCGAAATCAGTTTAGATAGGCAGGAACTCACCTCAAGCGACTCTCCTGAACGCATGTCATAGAAGTACAGGCTTGTAGATACAATCTGTTTGGGGTATTGGCACTGTAATTTCGCCATCCTCCATCTGATTACCCATTGGTACCGGAAATATATCTCACGGGGAAGATTGTAGTGATATAAGCTTACTTGTTTTTCTGCATATCCGTAGTAAATAGTTACTTCAACCCATTGCTCAATCTTCAGTTCCCTTTCAGCTTTGGCCAAATCCTTAGACATCTGGAACAAGTCATCCATACTTTCCTGCTTTCCCATATCATTCAAATTTCAATTCAAGTTGTGAGTAAGGTTCTTTATACTCAGGATTTGAAAAAAGGAAAGCATTTCTAAGCGCCTCTGAGATTCTTTCACTCATGTCCTTAGAAACATTGTTCTTGTCAGCTTCTCTGTTAATCAGCAAGCATCTTTCAAGGCTACCATTGATAGGTTTCTCGTCAATGAACAGGCTGTACTCAGTAAATATCCGGTTCTGACGTTTCCCATCAGCCATTTCTTCATCCGTCTGGTACCTTTCAATCACGGTGTCTTGAACCGTTCTCAGACATCTTTGCCCACGGTCACTTCTGCAACCCTGTGCATCATTCTCGAACATGACAGATATTGCACGTTTCTTGCGAATCTTACCTATCTTTGCCCATCCATAATACACTTTTAACTTTCCCATCTCACTTATTAATTACTATTGCTATAGTTTTAGTTCCAGTTCCGCTTTCCTTGAAAGTGCCTTCTTCAATCTCGAATTTCTTCCCTCCATTATCCTCCAGCCATTGTCTAAAATCCTTACACTCAGATTCACTTCCAAATTCCCAGTGAGGACCAGTTATTGCAGCCAGGACACCGCCGGGATTTAAACACTCATACATACGCCTTACATGCCGAATGTCCTGATTTTTACTGAATGGTGGATTTGCTATAATCTTATCATACTGTGCAATATCACACTTCGTGAAGTCATCTCCAAGAATACGTATATTATCCTTTTTTGCTAAAATCTCCTTATTCTCCGGCATAAGTTCATAGCAATCTACAATTACGTCCGGACAGCTTCGATGAATCGCATCTATGATAGCACCAGTACCAGCACTGGGTTCCAGAATCTTTTCATCTTCATGCACGCCACCGGCCAACATAACAAGCCAGTCGGCTACTTCTGGAGGTGTTGCAAAAAACTGGAAGTCCTGCTGAAGGTTACACCTCTTACCCTTGTGTAGTATTGAGAAAACTCTCTCAGCATTAAATGGAAATGTAAATCCCTGTACCTTACCGCCCATCCAACTACCTCCGGCTTCTTCAATCCATTTCTTTGCTTCAGCATAGGACTTCTTATTAAATTGTACTTGAGGAAGTTTTAAAATATTGTCCTCAAGCGTGCAGTGCATGAGGATTTCCTCCACACTCCATTTACTTCCCGAATCATCTTTATTGCGCTTGTTGTTCTGCTCCAGTTCGTCACACCCCAACAGACGGTTCAACGACTTCTGCACTTTCACACTTATTTCTGCCATCCTTGACATCCATTGCAGGATTGCAGTCATAAACTCCAAATCCACATGTCCGGTCTCATCGTAAATGTTTTCCCGGTCTATCAATTCCGGAAGGTTATCCATGAACATGAAGCTACCATACAACGCTTCTATTAAATTCTTTTTTCTGTTCGTCATAACTTTTCTGTAAATAAATTCTTGTCGTATCAATACTTCCGTGTCCCAACAGGTCTGCCAACTGTACCACGTCATTGTTCTTTTTCAGATACATTTTTGCGAAGAAATGCCGGAAAGCATGAGGATGCATCTTGCTTCTATCTATTCCGCACTTATCGCCCCAGTCTTTCATTGACTGGCACAAGCTCCTCTGTGTCAGCCTTCCGCACTTACCAACTGCTACATATCCTGTCTTGTGACTCTCTTTTACGTATGCTTTTACTTCTGCCTGTAACTGCCTGCTGAAAAAGAACCTCCGGTACTTGTTGCCCTTTCCCTTTAGAGTGACTTCACCGGAAAGGATGTCCTCCCATTTGAATTGGAAGAACTCGCTTACCCTCGCCCCGGTTGTAGCCAGTATCTTGATGAAGAAGTACCTGTCCCTGTTAGGACAAGTTTTCAAATACTCAAGCAGCCTGTTGTATTCGGCTTCTGTCGGAACATTCTCCGTATTCAACTCCTTTTTGAACTTTGGTCGCTTCAACTCTATCGGCTTCTTCATCCATTTGCTGAAACGTTCAAGTGCGGTAATACGTAGGCGTATTGTTCTGGGAGACAATCCCTCATCCTCCAGCATCCGTACAAAACGCTTGTAATTGTCAACTGATACCTCGTTGGCGTATTCGAAATATTTCTTAATTGAAAATGAATATATTTCAATAGTGTGTGGAGAGTAATCTTCATCCTGCGTAAGGTAATACACAAATTCATTCATCAGTTTCATGTTCTTTTCTGAAACATCGCTTAGCTTCTCCAGAGGTTTAACATATTTCTCTTTTCGTGTGCGTGAATATCCAATACCAAGATAATTAAGGAACCCACATAGAGCATCTTTAATGTATGGCTTATCAGATAATTCAACGGCATTCTCTCTGATATAAGCCTTGTATCCTTTACGGTTTACCTGATAATCACTTTCAAGGAATAACTTTACAGCTTTAATGGTTTTACCAATAACCTCATAGCTTTTATCGGTACTATACAAGTGGGATACGTATTCTATAAATATTTTTTTATTTACTTCTTCCATATCAACTCGTCGTTACACAATCAAAGTCTTTCCCATACATGATGTAGGCTCCACGTTTCCGAAGTTCGTTCACCAGCTGCTCGTTGGTGTATCTGGCCAGCCGTCCATGAAGCCTGTCCTGTTTTCTTCTTTCAGACGTGTGTCTGCTCTCACATAACCGGCACCTGCTGGTGTAATGGGTACCGGATTTCGTTTCATAGGCACGGAACTTTCTTTCCGGAAGGTTCCGTCCACACTCGATACAAACTTTCATGATGCAGCCCTCCTGATTAATCCCATGTTACGGTTTACAAGTTCGATTATACGGTTATGGTATGCGCTTGTTTTATTACAGGCCGCTCGTGATTGAATTACTTTAAATGTCTTTAATGATACCTCAACAGTTTCCATACGTTCTCCGTTTACTTTTGCTGATAAGATAAGACTATCCTTTTTCTTGTAGTATTCATTTTCATAGACACAGTGATGCATGCTGTCACCTTCATCTATGAACTCTAACACACTCTGTAAGACTTGGATTGATAGTTCTCCGTCTGTTATTCTTATTCCAAAGAACTTCTCTTTTTCTTTTACGTAAACTTTATTCTCCTTTTCTGCTTGTTTACGCTTCTCTTCTTCTGTTACTTTCTTTTCTATCTTTTTATATGAAGCTAGTGCAATTTCATGCGCTTTGTACAAATCATCTGGGCAAATAAATTTGTGGTTGTGAATGTCTTTCCCGGTCATATTCATGAACGAAAGCATATCAAAGTATATTGATGCATCAGTTATCACATAATGGTTTCTATGACAGATATTCATTTGCGGCATATATTCCAAATCTTGTTTATTACTCCTTACCATCCAAAGGAATACATCGTACTGTCCTTGTTTTACTATTGTCTCTGCATGCCTTGATACCAGCAGCATCTTCATACACTCTACAACTGACACGTATGGCAACTTCTCTATAGCTTTGCACCATCCGTATTTTCTCAGTTTCTTGGTAATGTGGTAGTGTGGGTATAAGTAATTGTCTTTTATATCGAACACATCTTCAAAGACATAATATCCATTACAGCTTTCATTGTGCTTTCTTATATCGAATCTGCTGTTGTAGTCCCAATGAAAGAAGTTATATCCACGAGAATATCTTTTCGAGATGATTATTTCTTTTCCTTCAGGTGATACCCAGTTCTGATACACTTCATTCATTTTATATTCCGTTGGATAACCTCTTCTGTTGATACGATGCACATCATAGGTTCTAATTACCTGCCATTTGTTATAGGTCTGTATTACTGAGTAAAACTTCGATTCAGTCAGACTATCTTTACGTGGCTTATTTTCTAATATGAGATGATTCAGGCAGCTGCACTGATACCCTAATTCTAAATCCACTTCCAATAATCCCGGAAGCTGATGCTCTATGCTTCCACAGCAATGGCACCACACTTCACCATTTTTCTTATAGTATCCAGTTGATGGGAATATTGTTTTTGCATATTCCTTCTCTTTTTTAGATATTGGTTTGAGATGGCTGCTCATTTCAAGTACCAATTTATTTAAACTCCTTCTCATAATTACATATCAAATAGTGACAGTTGTCTTGAATCAAATATCTTTTGTAGTTCCTGCTTCGTTTTCTTTCTTGCAGATTTTTGTTTCACTGGCTTTTCTTCTTTGACTGGTTCTTGTACTACTGGTTCCTGTACTGTAGCCGGGGCAACTACCTCCACACGTTCTTTCACATCTTTAACCTTGATGTTGTCCTCATCGTAGTAGTGTACGGCCCATCCATAGACGGTTGCATCATCTACCCCGACTGCATTCCCTCCCTTTGCCAGCTTCTCGGCTTGTGAGTAAATATACTTGCAGCATTCCTTTATGCTCTTGTTCGCTTTCCTGTAGGTTTCGGCAAAGAGAGAATCAGTCTTTGCACGATTCTCCAAATACGCCTGGATTGTTGTTTCAAAACTTGTCATATTGATGTGGTTTTTGGTTATTATTGTCGTCGAGTTTCACCGCCTACATGAACGATGTTAAAAATTTCCTTACAGCGGTCTGCAATGTAGATTCCGTACCGTGACGGTATATCGTCCAGCTCCAGATTGGTTGTCGCATAAGTGCAATACTCATGACGAAACTCATAGCGAAGCTGTAGAACTGTCTGTATTACGTTCAGTCCCGTCCCAAAGTGCTTTGCATCCGAAGGCTCACGCCCAAGTTCGTCAATACATAGCCCTGTGGCGCATTCTCGTTGCGTGTAGCGAATTATTCCGTCAATTCCTTGTTCCGCATAGCGTAATGAGATTTCAGCCGCTGAAACGAACGCAAAGCCTAAATCCTTCCGTCCGAAAGCAAACGCATATCTGTTTACCAGACTTTCGTACTTCTGCAACCCTTTCATGAGCGTGGACTTTCCTGTTCCTATCGGGCCACAAAGCATAATGCCCTTGCACGGGTCAAGACTTCCTCCCATGATACGGCCGGCTCTTTCCCATACCCAGCGGTACAGTGCATCCAACTCCCTGCGGTTTCTGGCATCTATCACGAATCCTGGTGATACACTGGTCATGCACTCTACCAGCTTCTGCTTCCAGAATGATTCCGCCTGCCTTGAATCAGAGTTCAACCGCTTTAAGCTTTCCGGCTGTTGTACCATTGTCGCTTGGTTTATTACCTCCGCAACTGTTTTCAGATTGTTTTCCATGCTGATATTGTTTTGCTTGTTCGTCCATTATCCAAAGATTTGCCTTGCTGTCCCAACGCTCAATCTTTGCTCCGTTAGCGTTACGCCATCCAAGGCTGTCGAAGTGATAGAAGAATATTTCCGCCTGCCTTTCCCAGTCCAGAAGCTTTCCTTCAAAGTAGGCTTTTACCTGGTCCAATGTGGGAGGGATAAATTCTGCCTTTGCCGATTTTTTCTTTTTCGGTTTTTCTTCGGGCGGAAATAACTCGCCAGAGTTATTATTATTCTTAGTCTTATTCTTAGTCTTATTCTTAGTCTTATTATATGGTTGTACTTTAGGTTCAAGGTTAGGTATAGGATTAGGTTCAAGGTTAGGTGGTACTTTAGGTATCAAATTTTGACACCTAAATTCACATATAACTTGATATTTCGTTTTATCCCGTTGCCCGTTTCCACCAGCTTTGAATGCTATCAAACTAGCCTGAACCAATCTGTTTCTTGCAGTTTTCATCGAATTGACCGACACTCCCACGTCAGACGCCACCTTAGTGTCACTACGTGTCCAGCTATCCACCCAGCCTAAACGATTCGCTGTTTTCAACAAGTAAAAATAAAGCCTCGTTTCACAGCAGGTAAATTGCCAGTCTTCATCGAGGAACCAGAAGTTATTGATTAGTTCTATGTAGGTCATAACAAGTATTCGTTTACTTCTTTCATAAATTCAGGAAGGGAACGGCAGACCACATACCGATTCCGGTACTTCTCGGCTTCTCTCTGCCATTCTTTCTGCCCGTCACTCTGTACCCCTTTCGGTGTCTTCATTTCAATACAGAGGGAAGCATATCCTTTTTTGGGGATAAGTAGTATCAGGTCGGCAACTCCCCTTACTACTCCCTCGTATTTCATCCTCGCTCCTGTCTTTGCATCCCTGCGGCCACCGTTCGGAACTGCAAAGAGAAGCAAAGCCAGATTCGGGTACTGAAGCCTGAACCATGTCAGGCAATCATGCTGAATCTGGCTTTCTGATAGCGGTGTAGTCTGCTTTCTCATTTCATTACAGTTTAAGCAACCTTCTTGTAGTTTCTTCATCTATAAAATTTGTCCATCCGGCTTCATGTAACCTGATAGCGGCTTCTCTGAGAGTAATATTTCCACCCTCCACTTTTTCTTTCAATGATTGCAGTATAGTTTTCATAACTTCTGACTGAATAAGTTCATGGCCATATCCACCACGCTTTCCTTCACCACATCATCCGTTCCGGTCACACCGTTGGCAATGTTCTTTTTGGTCTGGATAACATCGTACATATAGCGGTCAATCGTATCTTTCCCTAAATAGTAGTAACAGTTCACGTTATTCTTCTGGCCGTTACGGTGCGCCCTGTCCTCTGCCTGCTCGCAGTCTGAGAACGTCCAGGGAAACTCGATAAACGCCACACGGCTAGAAGCGGTAAGCGTCAATCCCGTACCTCCCGACTTGTAGTTAAGGATTATCAGCCTGCATTTCGGGTCATTCTGAAAACGGTCTACAGCATTCTGTTTCTGAACTGCATTATCATCACCCGTCACGGTCACCGCATCGGGGAAATGGTTTTTCAGTTCCATCACAACCTCCTTGAGGTAGGCAAAGACTATCAGTTTTTCTCCACCGTCTATCACGTCATGGATAAACTCGGAGAACACCTTAATCTTGCCCCTTGCGGATATGGATTTCAGGATGCCCATCTTCACCATTACCTCCCCTCTAAGAGCCTTCTGTATCTTTTCATCATCCGCATTCTTGTATGTACGCAGATACTGAATCAAATCGGCTTCCGCCTTGTCGTACTCCTTACGGTTGGTGATATCCACTTCGATATACTGCCGTGACTTGTCCGGAAGCTGCGTGAGTACCTTGGCCTTCTCCCGGCGGAAAAAGCAGGTGGTAGACAGTCTCCAGTTCAACTCCTTCACATTGGAACTCTGCTTAGGTCCGGCACAAAACTTTTCACAGAAGTTTTTATATCCTCCGAAATCTTCAAGCCTACCCATTATCTTCAACTGCTGGATAAGGTCGGTATTGTTGTTCACTACCGGAGTCCCCGTAAGCTCCAGCACGTACTCCTTACCCTTGCATATTCCTTCCAGGAACTTGCTCTGCTGTGTCTTGCTGGACTTGCACTTGTGACTCTCATCTATCACTACCGACTTGAACAATGAGATACGCGGGTCGAACGTGATGGAACGCATGGTAAAGCGTGCATCATCCTTTATTCCCTGCACGAAGAACTTTTTCAGGCTCTCGTAGTTGGTTATAAAGATGTCGCACAAGGCCGTACCGTCCGCCTTCTTCTGTTCGTAGAAGCGTTGCCAGCTTGACTTGTTCTTGTCATCAAGGATGATCGCCTGCTTTCCGGCAAACTTCTTGAATTCACGCTGCCAGTTTATCTTCAAGGCGGCCGGACAAACAACAAGGCACGGATACGCCTTTGCTATCGTAACCGTGCCTATTGCCTGCAACGTCTTTCCAAGTCCCGGCTGGTCCCCGAAGATACACCGCTTATGCTGCAAGGCATAGGCGATACCTTCCTTCTGGTATTCGTAAGGCTCCAGAAGAAGCCCGTGGGGAACGGTCAGCTTCGGCAAATCAGGAATGGTGTAGTCCGTTACAGCCCTGGAAGATACCGAACGCTGTACGCGGCTGCATATCCTTGCAGATACTGCCCACTCTCCCATCTTATCCACATACCATTTATCTTCAAGCGAAACCTTCCATGCACGTTCATCAGGTATGTAGGCTGCCTTTGGATTCCTGGCCACACTCGGGATACGGTGTACCAGGTCTTTCAGTGTGGGATGATAGGGAAATGCTATCTTATAGCAATTCGGGGTTTGCGTTACACAAAATGGGTACAACATAGTATTATGATGCTAACTGTGTGGTCTTGTGACGGCCGGAACTTCTGGGCTTGATTTTCTTCCCGTTCACCTCTATCGTCACTTTCGAGTTATCAATTATCTTCTGAAAGGCTTCAATGTCCGGACTGGACGGAGCTGCCGTCTGTGCTTCCGGTATCACATCAGCCTGAACATCTGCCGCAGGCTGCTCTTCGAACGGAAGTTCCTGCTGTACCACCTTCCATTTTTTGTTGAAGATATATTCGTTCACTTCATAGCTGCATGATTCTATGGCCTGCTCCAGCTCAAACTGAAATGCATAGTCCTCATTTTCATCTGTAAACTTGGTGAACGGTGCGTTCAGGTTCAGCACCTTGTTGCTTTTCAGGAACCGCTTTCCGGTCAGTGTGACTCCCCTGCTGTCACCGTCACCTCCCACCGTATATCCAGTTACTTCAAGGATGCTGTCAATGTTCTCCGGCATATCTTCCAGAAACTCCTTACCGTCCGCTTCCTTCTGTTCACAGAGGAAAGCCATGTGGGGAACCAGAGCCTTGAAAGCGTTTATCAGGTCATTGGTCACGAGGTTCTTTCCCTCTACCGTCACCGTACCCGTTTCATCCATATAGGTTGCAACAAGGGTATTATCCTTCGTCACTTTTGCTTTTGTTATATCCATGTCCTTATCTCCTGTATTTATATTCGTTAATAAACTCCTGATAGTACAAGTCATCCGGAAGAGGAAGCGATATTCCCAGCTCAGCCGCCGCATCCGCCTTCACTTTATTAAGAAAGTCCGTCATCTGCAAAGTGTTCAGACGTGACGTGCTTCCGGCAATAACCGTCTCCTTTCCGTTTATTACAGCCGTCCGGCGAAGGAAAAGGCTGCAGTAGTAGTCATGTACGTCCTGCTTGTCCGTTCCGGTCTCCTGCTCGATGCACGTAAACCAAAGCCACATCAAGGCATTCTGACTGATAGTCCGTGGCTCCGTATAGCGCTCGATGACGACTTTGTAACGTCCGTTCCGAAGCTGGCTGCACATGAAGTCGAAAGGCTTGTCAATCCTCACCACTCCCTTTTCCTTCACCAGAATAGCTGTCTGACTCATTGTCCAAAAATCTTTTTATCGGTTATCAAATCCTTATTTGCTTCCAGAAACTCAATAAAACGCTCTACATGGGCTGTGAGCAACTTTACGCTCTGCTTATGATTGTAGGTATAGTATTCCGGATAACGTGTCCCAGAAATGAGCGGAGTGCGGCTGGTACCTCCTTTCAATGCAAAGGCCGTATACTCAAATGCGCTTACGCTCTCCATCTCTCCTGAAGCTATCAGGCAGTAAGGATACACATGCCGCTGCCAGCCGTGCTCATACTTTCCGAAGCTGTACGAGCTTGTCGTCTTGATGTCATATACCACATCACGCTTGAGCTCGTCGATGAATCCATAAAGCTCCACATCACCGTATCGGGTTGGCAGGATTGCAGAGACATACAACTGGCTTACCGCCCCATCGAAATACTTGGCCTGCTCAATAACCCAGGCACGGTCAAAGAGGAAGTTCCGCATGGGTGCCATCTCCGTAGCCGGGAAAGTTACCTGAACGGTATTTGTTTCCCTGTCTCCGATAATGGAATACGGAGCACGCTCACTGGGAACGTGCGGCTCATTATGAATCGCCATGTCCACAAGCGCATTGAAGGCCGTACCCTTGTCGGCTGCTTCGCTGGCAAATGGCACACGGTTGATCGCGTCAATCAGGGACTGTTTCAGTTCCGCTTCAACTTCTTCCGGAGAGCGTTTGTACTCTCCGGTTTCATTGTCTATGTTGAAGAAGCTCTCCACCTCTTCATCCGCCCTCAGATAAGCTTCGAACTTATCCAGAAGTGACGGATACATTCTGTAATTAGGCTGCTGCATATTCCTTCTTGATTTTGTCAAACTTCAAACCCAGTTCCTTGCATCGTTTGTTAAGAAGCTGTCCAGCCTGCAGCTTGCTGTCAAAAATGTGCTGCATACCTGCAAGTGATTTTGCCACGCTGTTGGCCGACTCCACGTCATTCACAAGTTCCACCTGCGCCTTGATTACTTCCATCAGGTCTTCATATTCGGAAGAAAGTTCTGTCTGTTTCTCCTGGTATTTCGAATAGGTATTGATGATATTCGTCATGAAATTATTCTCTCCAGTCACATCACCCTTGTCATTGATAATGATTGGAATCTCCATGCGTTCAGGAAGATTGCAGGTGTTCTTTCCGTAGAACTTCTCGCAAGGATTGAAGGAAATGGTACGCTTCTTTCCGATAGCTTCCATGTAACCGACCAAATCCAGCTCCTTAATCAGGTCTCCGGCAGATGAACCACCGATTTCCGGACGTATCTGCTTTTCCTCACCGTTCTTTTCCTCACGTTCATGCGCAACGAATATCACCGATTTGCCCATCAAAGAAACTTGGTTGACGAAATTGATAAACATGTTCTTTCGTACTCCGTAGCCCTGCAGGGAAAGAGTACCATCCGCCTTGCGCATCTTCGGATTGTTCTGCATGATATACTTGTCCATGAAGGAAAGCATCTTTCCTGCGGTATCAATTACGAACGTAGCATAGTCGGCAATCTCAGGCGACTGCATCACTTCATCCACTTCTTCCCATTTCGTTATCTGTACCGTATCCACACGGTGGGCAGCGTTCACACGGTGTACGCCACCGTCAAAATCCAGAAGAAGCGGATGCGGTGACGACAAGGCCAGCGTGGTCTTTCCCATACCTGGCTGTCCGTAAATAAGTGCTGACAAGGTTTTCTTTACCTGCAATTCATTTGGTTTCTTAATAAGTCCCATAATCAAAAAATTTAAGTGGTTAATAAACTGATATATCTTTTGTCCTGAAAGGCGGCCAGACCTCTCCGGACGTGCTTTCATCCCATTGCAGCTCTTAGCTGACTTGAAGGGCCATACTTCAAATCGTCCAACTGCTTTATGGAAAATATTTTCGGGGAATTCTGATACACTCCCTTCCGTATCCATTTTGCAGCACCAATGGCTATCTGATGGTCCAACCATCCTTCACCGTACCTGCGGCACGCTTTGGAATAGGTTATCTCGTCAGAAGTCGGGTTGCTGCGTCTGATGTATTCCTCCACCGCTTCCTTTGCGGTCTCACGGATAATCACCTTCAACTGCCATGCGTCAATCTCCATCTGCTCTCCTCCTTACTACTCTGGTTACTCTTGCTCTTGTCTGCATCCGGCATCTTCTCATGTCCACATGGTAATCTGTTACCGCCATGAGGATAAAAAGGAATGAGAAGAACATTTCCAGCCCATGTTTACGAATCTCCTTCAGGTCGAAGTTGATTTTCAGCTTTTCGCAGAACATATACAGAACCAGCTCCGTATCCTTGCTGATACCCAGCTTCCGGTATATGTCGCGCTTCTGTGCCTTGATTGTCCATGTAGAGCGGCCAAGACTGTCGGCCACCTCCTTATCCGCAAGCCCCTTGCAATACTGCTCTGCAACCAGGTGCTCACGTTCAGATAAATCATTCATGACACACGTTTTACCTTGAATTCTCCATGCTTCCGGTCTATCTCTCCTACCCGCTTCCAGTCTGCCCCTTCCACGCACATTTCCAACCGAAGTCTGGAAATGGTTGTATTCACTGACGAAATAGAAGAAATGGGGAATATCACAGTCTCACCGACCTTCATTCCTCGCAAGGTCGATGCCCAGTTTTCTGTTACTTTTACCATATCGCTTACTTTTTAATGTTTGTGGAGCAATCGGGATTCGAACCCGAACATCTATGACTTCAATTAGTCATAGCAACGCCCGCCATGTTTCCTTGCTCCTTAAAAGAAATGCCGAACTTCACAGCCCGGCATCTACCCATTTTCTATAACCCATAAAAACTAATCGACTAAGACAACTAACGATTTGACCAAGTTCTTGAAGTTGTCAAACTTCTTTTCTATTTTGTTTTTCTCTTCACTATAAAATAGAGTTGAATCTCTTGATGACTTCAAGTCTTTTTGTAACTTTTCTGCGTATTCCACAAGTTCATCATGCGTCATAGCTTTCAATTCTTCATTTGTTTTCATGTCTATTCTTTTTAATGTTATTGATTTCCGTTTCTATCTCCTTATCGAACAGCTCCCGTCTGTCCAGTTCCCTTGAGCGTGCCGCCAGAATGGCGTTGATGTCTGCAAATTCATCACAGATGCTCTTTATTACCTTTTGAAGCTCTTCCATCCTTGTCCATTTTATAAGCGGCCCAGAAGCCAGTTATTACAAACCCTGAAAATCCAATCCAGTAGACCGGATTCAAATCCTGATTGAAGTGCATCACCAATACGGACAATGCACATAAAGCAAGTAGTATTTTCATAACCACATCAGTTTAAATAATATCCTAATCCCGACTTATAGATAACTTTCCCTTCTACCTGCAATTCAGCGATTGCTTTGCAGAAATTGCTGTACCACAACTCAGCATCACACGCTTCAATGATACTGTGTGACTTATTATTCCCAGACTTAATAGCCTTTACAATTCTCTTTTTGAGAATCCCAACCGTTAATTTATTCATAACTGTACTTTTAAATTCGTGCCCCGATAAGCTCTCTCTGCTCTTTCCACCGGAGTTATCAGCTACTATTCTTCACTGCATGACCGTTCGGGACATTTGCCATTATTTAGCCAGGCTGCTTGCATCGACCTTGTGGCTGCTTGCTTCGACCCTTGAATCCTCGCGTCCTCTATGCTGGTAATGAGGGTATGCGCCAGTATCGCTTTCTGGAACGGACTGCTTAGGGCAGTCAATCCTTCATGTTCCCTACCTCCGCATCAAAGGGTAGGCTCTATGGCCGGATAGGGATTGCGTTATCCTGATTAATCTCCGCAATATTTCGAACCAAGGTAACCTCTGTGGTTGTCCGGATAAACGGCCGCTTCCGTTACACCAGACCAGTCGTAGCTGACCGCCTTGCAGGCTGACTTCAATCCTGACAAAGGCTGGCTTTTTGAATCCATGGCTTTCTTCATTGACACCTGGAGTTTTGCCATTTTCCATGTTGATTTCAGAACTTCACCGAAAGTCTTTCCTTTCTTCTTAGCAACATATTTATATGTTCTCCAAGCATCCTTCATTATCTGTTTCAAATCATACATTCTCATGGCGTTACCTCTTTTTAGTTATCACTTTTATTTGGCGGTTTCCCGTTTTTTCGTTTCCTTTGTTTATTGTTTATTGTTTGATGTTGCAAATATAAGCACTTTTGCTAATATTGCAAATTATCAATACGCATTTATGCTAATCATGAGTATTAATTAACATTTATGCTAATTTATATTAGCAAAACAGCTTAATATGGAGGTCTACGAACGAATAAAAGAGATCAGAAAACATTTTTTCCACGATAACAATACTGAGTTTGCTAATTTCATGGGAGAAAAAACAGCCACTACAAGTGGTTGGGTAAGTGGACGTAGAGGAATTGGACGAAGCGTTATTGACAAAATAACATCCAAACTACCTCAAGTTAACCCATCATGGCTTCTTACAGGTGAAGGGAATATGCTAAATAACGCTAAACCTGACGCATCAAATGAAGCATCTCCAATTGACGAACCAATCATACTACGTGTACCACTCGTGAGCCAGTACGCACAAGCTGGATACCTCTGCGGATATGCAGATGCGGCATACATGGCAACCCTGCCTACCATACCATATATAGTAGACCATGAAGCACAAGGACACTACGTTGCCTTTGAAGTGAAGGGAGACAGTATGAACGATGGAACAGAGGATGCTATCCTGGAAGGTGACCGCCTGCTGTGCCGGGAAATCATGCCGCACCTGTGGGCAGACAGCAAGCTGCACATCAGAAAATGGGACTTCGTCATCGTACATACTGAAGGAATACTGGTGAAGCGTATCATCAACCATGACGTGGAGAACCACACCATCACGATACACTCACTGAACTCCATGTACCCAGACAAGGTCATCAACCTTGCTGACGTGAAGCAGATATTCAACGTGATAGAACTACAAAGACCAAGAAGGAGATGAACTATGAAAAAGCTACTTATACTAGTACTCTTAATGAGTGCAGGAATCAACCTATATGGACAAAACAACCATTATAAGAAGGCCAATAAAGGAGAAGTAATTGAAGACGTCGTAAAGGATAAAAATTATTACCTGAACAATTACGATAAATTCAACAAACTCGCAAATAACTGGCAGTTGGGTGCTGCAGGTTGCGCAGTTGCATCGGTAGCATCTTTCATCGGATATGCTACGCTTGACGAAAAATTTCATTACGACATTGATGTAGATGGCAATATTATCAGCAAAGACATGAGAACATGCGCCAGAAATTATCTTATTGCTGGAGGTGTACTTGCCGGATGGGGAATCATTTGCCAGATAATATCTTCTGATTACAGACTACGGGCATCCAAATCACTAAAAGTTTACCTTACAGGGAGTGGCGCCGGACTTGTATTCAATTTCTAAAGAACCTAGAGCTGGTTTTCCATTTACTCAGCAGAAAACCTGCATTTGGACCACATTATCCCATTTTCTAAAGGTGGTGATACAAGCGTGGAAAACCTGCAGCTATTATGTCAAAAATGCAATTTACAGAAATCAAATAAAATAGGATAATCATGCGATACGTTTTACTACTAATTTTATCTATCTGTATTTCATCATGCTCAAATGAAGATTTAGGAGATATATGTGGACATTATAAGTATGATATTCCAGATAGCTGTACAACACACGCATATATATACAAACGTTCAACCCAAGACTTCTATATTGAATTAGAACATGAAGATTATAATGCGGATAATAACAATAGGCTTTTCATAATAATGGGTAAATTTCGCAAACTGCCTTCCGATAGTATAATATCAGATGATGGGAAATATTTAGGAGACATAAAATTAAAAAGAGAAGAAGTAACCGTTTATTCTAAATTCAACAATAAAACCTACATAGGGTATAAATATGAATAATCAGATAAATAACTGCATTATCAGCTTCAAAGGAAATCATTATTGCCAGCTCTCCCCGACCTGCAAAGGCTGGGGATGCCGGTTCCTGACAACACCCATCGAGGAGATACCAGTAACAGTCCAGGAAAAAGCCAAGCTGTTCTCAAAGGTGTATCGGGAAGCGAAACGGAAGGGAGTGCTGGAATGCCCGCACTACCGCTCGATGTTCATCGATGAAGTGTTAGAGAATATAGGAATAAATTAAGCCGAAGGTCACTCCTCCGGCTTTTCTTTTGTATAGAAGCTCCAGTCGAACAAATCCAGAAGCCTTCTGTTAGCGTCCCATAGCGGCTGAAAATCTTTTTCTATATAAACCCTCGCAAGGGCCATTTTCGGGTCACTGTGATTAAGCATTTCGTCCACACGGGCTATATCAATTCTAAGCTTGTTCGCACAGATGGATGCCATGGAGTGGCGGGCATAATAGAAGTTCAGATCAGGAACACCAATTGCCTGGCCGACCTTTTTCAAGCCAAGATTGATTGCCTTGTTGAAGTCCTCGGCCGACACATACTTCTCCGAGAAGGAGAACACACGTCCTTTTCCATTATACCTCTCAAGAAGGGAAGCAATCTCCGGCTCCACCTTTACCTGCATGAAAGCATTATCCTTCCTCCTCCCTTTCGTTTTCTTCCGCTCGTAGGATATAACCCCATCTTCAAAGCTGACGACTTCGTACATGTCAGCAGAATTCATACCCATAAGTGTGAAAGACAACAGGAACACGTCTTTTGCCATGTTAAGCTGGTAGTAAGGACTTCCATTTCGAAAATACGGAAGGTCTATAATCTTCTGAATCTGCTCGACGGTAAGGACACGAGAAGCTGCCTGAATATTTTCCGGCATGGAATATCTGCTGAAAGGAGAAAGAGGTATCCGTATCAATCCGGCTTCATCATCATTATACTCATATTTAGCCTGGTTAAACACAGCCTTGAGCACGGTCATGTACAACTTTATGGCATTATTTGTTTTTGTCTGCCCCTTGGATGATGGTGAATGGCTCTTGTTAGCCCCTCTCATGGAGGGCTCATTTCTCAGGAACCTCTCATAGTTTTTAAGGAATGATACGGTGATCATGCTAACATCAAGGCTTCCTCCGGAAAATCTTTCCAGCGCGTTCATCGCCACCCGATAGGTATGCGCACTTCCATCCCGACCTTTCCTCTCCATATCGTCAGCACATTTTCTTCCATATGCAATTATGTCAAGGGAGAACACTTCATCTTCCTGGATATAGCTTACCACCTGGTCGATATTCCATTTCTCGGCACTTACCCCGGCCTTGGCCAGTTTTCTCCGATAAGACAATACCAACTCGTCCATCAGGTCAATAACGGCCTGATTCTTGATTTTGATTTTCTCAACACCTTTCTCCTTCTTTCTTGAGATGTCAGAAGAAGAAACATATTGGGACGTCCGTATGTATTTTGATTTCCGGTCCTGTGTGACACGTATCTTTACATTGTACGTGCCATCCTCCCTTTTCTGGTGAGGGAGAACCACTACCTTTAATGTAGCCATATCTTGTAAAACAATCGTAAAACTTATATCCAC